AAACTGATGAAGACGATCTTATTGGTGGGTTTCGCCTTGTTGATGGGGCAACAGTTTGGCATAACGGACCTGTCATTGAAGCACTTGAACGAGGAGCAATCTTGTTACTCGATGAGATTGACTTGGCTAGTAACAAAATCCTATGCCTCCAACCCATACTTGAAGGTAAAGGGTTGTTCCTCAAAAAAATCGGTAGGTTTGTCAGACCTGCGGTAGGGTTCAATGTAGTTGCAACTGCAAACACAAAGGGTAAAGGATCTGACGACGGTAGGTTTATTGGTACTAATGTACTTAATGAAGCATTCCTTGAAAGGTTCCCTGTAACTTTTGAGCAAGAGTATCCACCTGTATCTGTAGAGAAGAAAATCCTTGGTGGTGTTGCTTCACAGTTGGGTGTAACTGATACTGATTTCCTTGCAAGACTTGTAGATTGGGGTGACATCATCCGTAAGACATTCTATGACGGTGGTATTGAGGAGATCATCAGCACTCGTAGATTGGTTCACATAGTTCGTGCTTACAGTATCTTTAATGATAAGATGAAAGCAATCCAAGTTTGTGTAAACAGATTTGATGATGAGACTAAGCAAGCATTCCTTGAACTATATGACAAGGTAGATGCTGATGTAGATCTTGACAAGTTGGAGGACAAGATGTATGATTAATGCATGGAGCTTACTTTATGAGGAACTTAATGGTACTATGGACAAAACATACCCTATTGAGAATAATGAATTGAATGGTGATAATATAGAAATTAATACAGGAACTGGGAACACTATTTTTAATGTTCCCGAAGATCTTGAGATTGATGAGGAGGACATACCTGAAGTAGTGACTGTTGGTGGAGCAGATGAAGGAGTCCTTAATATAGATGGTGGTGATACTATCGATTTTGATGATGCACCATTATCATTCAATACACTTGCTGATAATGATGATTCAATAGCTCATCTTATTGAATCACCTACTGCTGATTTTGTTAATTTTGATTTGGGAGTAGGAAACACAGCATATACTGCAGGTTTTGATACTCTTAATCTAGATTTTTCTTCTTGTTATGGTGGAGAAGATGTAATTGTACCTCCAACACCTGGAATAGAAACAGACAATCCTAGAAAGTATAAAGAAGATGAATCCATCAAGGCTCTTCAGGATTATATTTCTACCACTTATGGTGGACATTATACTTCTGACAACAATAACGTCCAAACACTGGATCTTATTGAGTCAGTAGGAGATGCAGAATCATTCTGTAGATCTAATGCTATTAAGTACCTGAGTAGGTATGACAAGAAGGGACAAGCAAAACGAGATATATTAAAAGCACTACACTATTCACTCCTACTTTATCACTTTAGTGGGCAATTAAATGAAACTCCGACCCGTGGTTATGAAACTTTCTGATTCAACTCTTTCACTTCTTAAAAACTTTTCGACTATTAATCAGTCAATTCTTTTTAAGCAAGGTAATAAACTTCGCACTATTAGTGTAATGAAGAATATTCTTGCAGAAACAACTATTTCTGAAGAATTGCCAAGAGATTTTGGTATATATGATTTGGGTCAATTTCTTAATGGTTTAAGTCTTCATAATAGTCCTGAGTTAGATTTTCAAGAAGAAAATTATGTGGTAATTAAAGAAGGAAGATCTCGTTCTAAGTATTTCTTTGCAGATCCACAGGTTATTGTAACTCCACCAGAAAGACCAATGAATCTTCCTAGTGAAGATGTGACCTTTGACTTAAGTACAGATCAGTTGGACAAGTTGCTTAAAGCAGCAGCAATCTATCAACTTCCTGATCTAGCTGTAGTTGGTGCTAATGGTGTTGTAAAGATTGTTGTTCGTGATAAGAAGAATGACACATCAAATGATTTTGCAATTACTGTAGGTGAGACAGATAAGCAATTCTCATTTAATTTTAAAGTGGAGAATATCAAGATTCTTCCTGGCAATTATGAGGTTGTTGTGTCGTCAAAACTTCTATCTAGGTTTAAGAGTAAAAATCAGGATCTAACTTATTTTATTGCACTAGAACCAGATTCTACATTTGAATAATGAGAGATGAATTTCTCTGGGTTGAAAAATACAGACCCAAAACAATTGAAGAATGTATTTTACCAGAACAAACCAAGAAGACTTTTCTTGATTTCCTAGATAAAGGAGAAGTGCCTAACTTACTTCTTTCTGGTCCTGCTGGATGTGGTAAGACCACAGTTGCTAAGGCACTCTGCAATCAGTTAGGGGTTGATGTCTATGTCATTAACGGATCGGATGAAGGACGTTTTCTTGACACTGTTAGGAATAATGCCAAGAACTTTGCGTCTACGGTATCTCTCACGAGTGAGTCGAAACACAAAGTTATCATCATCGATGAGGCAGACAATACCACTCCCGACGTACAACTCCTTCTCAGAGCGAGTATTGAGGAGTTCTCAGGGAACTGCAGATTCATTTTCACTTGCAACTACAAAAATAAAATCATTGAACCCCTGCATTCGAGATGTGCTGTGGTGGAGTTTGGTATTCAGGGAAAGTATAAACAAGAGATTGCAGCAAAATTCTTCGGAAGATTAATATCTATTTTAGAGCAAGAGAAGATTCAAGCAGATAAGAAAGTCCTAGCAGAACTTATCAACAAACACTTCCCTGATTGGAGAAGAGTTCTTAATGAGTGTCAGAGATACTCTGTTGGTGGTAAAATAGATAGTGGTATACTTGCACATTTTAGTGACGTAAAAGTAAATGATCTCATTAAAAACCTCAAAGAAAAGAACTTTGCGGAAGTACGTAAATGGTGTGTCAATAACTTGGACAACGATCCTTCTGTTCTACTCCGTCGTATTTACGATAGTCTTTACGATTCCTTGGTTCCTGCTACCATCCCTGCTGCTGTTCTCATACTTGCTAAGTACCAGTACCAAATCGCTTTTGTTGCGGATCAAGAAATAAATATGCTTGCATGTTTAACAGAGATTATGGTAGAGTGTAATTTTAAATGAAAAGAATCTGTACTATAATAAAAAAATGGTTAGATTTGGATCACCATACACCTTGGGAAAAAAAATGATTACTAAAGAAAAAGTGAGAGCACAAGTTAAGTCTAGATTTTATTATCTATTCTGGGGTATTGCAACATTCTCTGTAGTAGCAGGTCAACTATATGTTGGATCTGGATATAGAATGTTTGGTAGATCGTTAAATAGAATATTAGATACTATTGAAGTAGAAGTGGGTCAAAGTTACAACCAAGAGAGATTTTACTAATGATTTTTCTATCAAAACCATCCGTATATAATTTACCTGGTACATGGGAGAAGCAACCTGATGCCCTAATCCCTCATTTAAATCTTACTCCTGATCAAGGATTGATATTGTTCTTTGGTTTACTTGTTCTGGGTTTAGTTGCTTATGGACTTTATCTTACAGTAGGAGCAGGTAAGAAAGAATTAAGAGATCCTATTGATGAACATGCTAAGATGCATGAGTTAGGTATTGCACATGGTCATGGTGGCAATAAGGAAGCATATGAGATGTCGGGTAAACTCAAGCACAATCATGATGACTGATGAAGAACAAAGACGTATTGATGATGACTATAATGTAGTCAATCACTATTATCGTGCTAAGATGATGCACCCCAACATTCCCTTTTATCTTCAAGATGAAATGGGTAGTACTTATGAATTTAAGTGGGAATTAATCTATCAGTATATTGATAAACTTACACAATGAAAGCCTTGAAGACTCCACTCAGATATCCTGGTGGAAAATCTAAAGCAATTAAAACATTATCACCTTGGTTCCCTAAAACAATTTCAGAATATAGAGAACCTTTTATTGGTGGTGGATCTATTGCTATTGAAATAACTAAATCTAATCCAGACGTTCCTGTATGGATAAATGATCTCTATGTACCCCTTTATAACTTCTGGGTACAACTGAGGGATAGGGGAGAAGAACTGTCTGAGAGGGTCAGAGAAGAGAAGCAGAGGACGTTGGATGAGGGTGATAAGGATAAAGTAACTGCAAAGGCTAAAGAACTTTTTAATAGATATAAAGCAGAGATTGATACATATAGTGACTTTGAGAAAGCAGTAGCATTCTTTGTTATGAACAAGTGTAGTTTCTCAGGACTAACAGAGAACAGCACTTTTTCACAGTCAGCATCTAACTCCAACTTTTCTCTTGTAGGAGCAGATAAACTTGCACAGTTTTCTAAGTTGATTAAAGATTGGAAGATTACTAATATTGATTATTCAGAAGTAATGAAAGAACATGGATCATCTGATACTTTTGTATTCTTAGATCCTCCATATGATATTAAAGATTTCTTATATGGAAAGAACCGTGAGATGCATAAATCATTTGATCATAATAGATTTGCTGATGACGTTTATAATTGTGTCCACAAGTTTATGATAACTTATAATGTTAATGATAGACTTAAAGAGTTATATAAAAACTACAATCTAAAGGAGTGGAAGTTGAGGTATTCTATGGCACATCGT